CGGTACTATTCGAGGCTGTAGTGGTGTGTTAGAATATGACCCCATTATTGCAGCTATTAAATTGTTGCGGACTCTTGAGGGTGTTATCATCTCTGGGAGTGCAGAACATTTTGAAACTCAAGTTTTGGGCATTAATGTTCTAAATGAAACCCCTTTACATCCCAAGAGTCCGCTCAACTACATGCCTTTGGAATCTCAGGTTGAGTACTATGGTACTTGCCCTGGCATGACATCATTTAAGTCTGATGTCAAAGTTACTCCTATTAGTGAGCATGTCACGGATGTTATGGATAGTCCCAATATATATGGACCACCCATTCAATTTCCGCAATATGTTGGCTGGCAGGAATGCTTGGCTAATTTGTCAAACCCCGCGAAACCGTACAGCACTGATCTATTAGATGTTGCTGTCCGGGATTATAAGGAAGATCTATTACCCATTTTCAAAAATCCCTTGTGGAATGATGCTAGGCCCCTCACTGATCAAGAAAATCTGTGTGGTATACCTGGTAAGAAATTTATTGATGCAATCAAACTTGATACATCGATGGGTTTTCCTTTGAATGGCAAGAAGAGACGCTTTGTAACAGAATTACCTCCTACCCTTGAAAATCCCAACAACCGTGTATTTGATCCAATGATAATGGATGAAATTAAACGTTGTGAAGATTGTTATCGTAGAGGTGAACGTGCCTATCCTATTGCCAAAGCTTGTAAGAAAGATGAAGTTTTATCAAAACCCAAATGTCGAATTTTCTATGGCAATGCACTTCCTTTGACGTATTTAGTACGTAAGTATTATTTGCCTATTTTGCGTGTATTGCAAATGAATCCTCTTAAAGCTGAAAGTGCTGTTGGCATAAATTGTCACGGTCCTGAATGGGAGGAGCTCCATCAACATATTTTTAAACATGGAGAAGAGCATCTCATAGGAGGAGACTATGGAAAGTACGATCAGAAAATTCCATCTCAACTTATTTTCGCTGCTTTGCGCATTCTCATTGATTTTGCAAGAGAATGTGACTATAGTGACGAAGACATTAGTGTTATGGAAGCTATGACTGGCGATTTAGTTTACGCTGTCGTAGCTTTCAATGGGGATTTAATTGGGTTTATCACTGGTACTCATATCAGTGGCAACTCTTTGACTGCCCAATTGAATGGAATTTGTGGTGCACTTAATATGCGTTGTTATTTTTACGCTCACCACTCCTTTGATAACTTCGA